AAGATCAACGCCCGCGGGATGTCCCCACGCCTGTTCTCCCGGTACGTCAAGAACATGGTGCTGGGCAACCTATACCCGGACCATCGCCGTATCGTGTCCGTGGGCGACCCCGCCGGCGCCGCGCCTGGCGGATCCGATGAACACTCGTGGGAGGACTATTTGCGCGAGGAAGGCATCCCCACCGAGAGCGCCCCGGAGTTCCGCATCGCCCCCAGATTGGATGCGGTGGAGCACTACCTGACCAACGGCAGCCCGGGCATCGTGATCGACCCGCGCTGCACGGTCTTGATTACCGGGTTCAAGAACGGGTATCAGATGAGGAAGGTCAGAAAGGCCGGCACCGATGTCTACGAGTTCGAGCCTGAGAAAAACGAGTTCAGCCACGTCCAGGACGCCTTGCAGTACATCGTGATGAAGATTCGCCAAGGAGTCCCAGCGAGCGGCGACTACCGTCGCCGGATGAGGCAGGGATCGACCAAACGGTACGAATACATCGGACCATAGAGCCATGCAGAACCCCGACGATCTGCAGTTGCTGGCTGGTCAGCCCAGGCGTGTCGCCAATGGCCCTCCGCCGGCGCCGGCCGGCGTTCCCGCCCCGCCACCCCCGCAGCCAGTCGCCTTGCTGGCGGCGCCTGAAACCACGCCAGTGGATGGCTCCGCCCAAGTGCCCGGGCAGGCCCTAGTCGTTCAGGAGCCGCCGATTCGCCCGTCCGACATGGTGCTGTCTGGTGCTACCGGAGGACTGAAGCAACTCCAGGCACAGTTGGGGGTGATGCTGCAATCCCAAGTCCAGCCGTCGCTGCTGGCCGCCAGGATCAACGCCTTGTGGGAGGACCGTCGCAACCGGAGGCGCCCGCTCGAAGAGGAGTGGATGGAGTGCATCCGGCGCTACAATGGCCAGTACAGCGGCGAAGAGGCCGCCCGCCTAGCGGCAAACCCGAACCGCAGCAAGGCCTGGGTCGGCCTCACCCGGATGAAATGCGATGCCCTGCACGGCGACGTGATGGATGTGCTGCGCGGCGCCGGCAGCGACCGGACGTGGGATCTTCAACCCCGGAAGCTGGCGGCAAACACGCCCATCCCGCCCGACAGGTTCCCGCCCGGCGCCACCTACGAGATCATCAACGAGGAGCGCGAGCTTCGTGCCGACGGCATGAAGATGGAAATCCAAGGGCAGATGGACGATGGCGACCTGCCCGAGCAGCTTTCCTTGGCGGCCTACGAGGGCGTGATTCTTGGCACCATGGGAATCAAGGGGCCATTCACCATCAAGGACGAGAAGCCGAAATGGGAGGAACGCTACGACGCCAACATGAAGGCGATCGCGGAGGTGGACTACGGGATTGGGTTCATGCCGGTCTGCCGGTACGTGTCGATCCTGAACCTGTACCCCGACATGGAATCCACCGACTTCGATCCCAACCGCTCGATGATCGAGGTGATGACCCTTGACCGCCGCGGGATGCTGGACTTGGCGACGCAGGAGGGAGTCAACCCGGCGGCAGTGCTACGGTGCCTGCAGCAATATCCCAGCGGGAACTACACGCCGGAGCCTCATACCCAGGAGATTCGTGCCGTCGTTGGCGACGCCGAGGTAAGTCGCTCCGCCCGGTGGAGGATACTCAACTATTGGGGGGAATTGACGGGCCAGGAGTTGAAGGATTGCGGAATCGACGATGTGCCTGACGAGGCGCTACAGGTGTCCGTGAAGGCGGACATCATGGTGTGCGGGGAGTTCCGCCTGCGCATCAAGAAAGCGCCCCCCGGCAACCTCTACAAGTTGGCGCCGATCTTCCGCCGCGGCACGCCAGGCTTCGGGCCATTCGGCCAGGGGATGCCGATCCGCATGAAGACCAGCCAGGACATTTGCAATTCCGGGATGCGGCACACGCTGAACAACATGGCGATCTCCACGGGCCCCATGTTCGAGGTCAACACGAGCCTCTTCTGGGAGGCTCCGGAAAACGCCGACGACATCTACGGCTGGAAGGTATGGCTCACCAAGCACGACGGCCATTCCGGGAAGAAGGCGATTCAGGTGTTCGAGATTCCGGTCAACACCCAGCAGTTTATGATTGTCGTGGACTTTGCACGGCGCATGGCCGACGAGGAATCGAGCCGGCCCGCCCTGACGGGCGGCATGACGGGGGCGGGGACGACAAAAACCGTCGGAGGAATGTCGATTCTCAACACCAACGCCGGAAAGCAGTTGAACGAAATCCTGTGCAATATCGACGATTACGTAATGGAGCCGATCGTCGAGGGGTACTACGATTGGAACATGCGGTACTCCATCAAGGATTGGATCTTCGTTGGCTGCAAGGTAGTGGCGACCGGCGCCAAAGCCCTGATGTCCCGCGAGGTGCAATCGCAGCGGCTGATCCAGGCCGCCCAGGTGTTCGCGCAAAATCCGAAGGCCAATCTGGACTTCTTCATGCGCCAACTCGCCCGCACACTGGGCTTCAACCCCTCGGATGCCTTCATCTCGGATGAGGAGTTTGCCGCCCAGCAGGCCCAGCAGGCAGAGGCACTGGGCGGGCAGGTCGGCCCAGCGATGGACAAAGAGACGCCATCCGGCCCTGGTGCGCCGCCGCCGCACCCAGGGATGCAGATGGGCATGACCAACCCGCCCCGCCGCGGAACGATGAGGTAACGCCATGTCGATTCAGATGCGAAGGAACCTGCTGGAGGACCTGCACTCCCAGGAGGGCGTGCGCGTGCGCGTCGCCCTGGCCGCACACCTCGAAGAACTGCGTGGAGAGGCCCAAACGATCATCGAATCGCCGAATACAACCGATGCCGAGCGCAGGGATTCCGCCGCACAATTGCGAATCATCAGGGACCTTGGGGACTGCCTGCGCTGGGATCCGAAGACGCACGCCCAGCAGCGACGAGAGGAGCACGTTCCACTCCCCGCTTGACAAACCAAAAACTAAAGATCAAAACGTCATACAGCGGCGCCCGGACTACCGCACTGATGCGGCCCGGACCGTCGGAGTACCTCAACTGAGGCCCGAGAGAGACGCCGGATGGCATCAGGAATCAGGACCTACGACACGGAAGCCGAGAGGATTCGGGCGGAAATTGCCGAGAAGTATCCAGACGTTCCCGGATCGTCAGCAGATCCGCCAGCAGTACCCGTTGCGGACCCACCGCAGGCACCCACAGGCGAGCCGAGCACTGCGCCAGCGCAGCCGGCATCCGATCCGCCTCCTGCACCCAATCCGCAACCGCAAGCGGGCGACGAGCCCGGAGAGACCGATCAACAGCGGGTTAAACGGAGCGCCGATGCCTTCAAGCGCCTGAATGGCCAGTACAGCTCGCTGGTGACAGCGATGCGAGAGGGACGGGACGTGGAGGTGGTCTACGCCGAGGATGGAGTCACGCCGCAGGCGGTGCGGCTCTTTACCCGGCCGAGACAACCTCAGCAAGTTCAACCGCGACAACCAGCACCACAGGCGGCAGAACCGCCCCGGGCGCCGGCGAAAATTGCGGAGCGCAGTGCAGCCGTCAAGAAGTACCTGGATACCGCCAGAGAAACGTATGGCGATCAGTTCGCCATCGAACAAGAAGCGGCGATTCGGGCTCTTGCGGAGGCTGGCATTGCGGAGGCGATCGAGAACTTTCGCTCGGAACTTGCCCCCGTTGGAGAGGTGATTCAACGTCTCCAGGCACACGCCGCATCCCAAACGCAGTCGCAGGAACAGCAGGACCAGGCCACCTTCGAGCGCGAAGTGTCGAGGGAACATGCGGACTGGAAGACCCTTGTTGGCGCATCCCCAGATGGGACGGACGCCGACCAGACCTTCCTGGAATGGCTCTACGGACACCCCATGGCGGGGACGTGGGTGCCAATGATGTATCCGCAGAAAGGCCAGCAGGGCGCCTTGGTTGATGAGTTCTGTTACGTCCTCTCCGAGTTCAGGAAGTCCAATCCCCGCGATGTCGCGGCCGCCAAGCGCCTCGAAGAAGAGAAGCGCAGGAAAGCCGCTGCGGCAGGATCGGTCAGACCCGATCTGCAACCGGCCCCACCCCCGATCGCCGGCGATGTCCAGCCGATGACGATGGGCGAGGTGAGGCAGAAGCAGAAGGAACTCGCCAACAAGCCGGAAGAGCTCCGCGTTTTCCTCGATAAAGTCGAGAAGGCGCAGCAAGCGGGCCAACTGTACGGCTAGGCGCTAGTTCCACCGAATCCCGGAAATTCCAAGTAGCCACGCTCAATAAGCGGCGTTAGGTCGCCCCTTTACAGGTGGCGACGCGCCCAACGCATTCGCGGAGAGTAGACCCATGGCCCAGAACTTTCCCCGGTCCGAGGGATTCGCCCAGTTGCCGGCTGGTGTGTTCATCCCGGAACTGTTCTCGATGAAGCTGTTGTTGCGCTACTACGAGGAGTCGCTGACGCCGAAGATCGTGAACATGGACTACGAGGGTGAAATCAAGAAATTCGGCGACAAGGTCAACATCCGCCGCGACCCCGAAGCCACTGTGGCTCGCTACTACGCCGGCATGACGCTGGCCCAGCAGCAGGTGATCGACGAGGAGACCGAGCTGCTGATCGACAACGGCAGCTACTGGAACATCCCAATCGACAACCTTCAGGAACACATGGCCGATGTGAAGTACCGAACGAAGCTGGAGTCCAACGCCTCGATCCAGCAGCGCCGGTATGTGGACCAGCAAGTGCTGGGCAACATCTACGCCGATGCCCACGCCGACAACATCCTCTCCGACCTGACGGTCACGGCCAACAATCTGCCGAAATTGGTGGTGGACGCGAAGCAGAAACTGAAGGAAAAGTTCTGCCCCGAAGCGGGGAACTGGATGGTCGTTCCGTACTGGCTGGAATCGCTCTTCTCGCTCAACACCCTGTTCGTGTCCGCCGAGAAGATGGGCACCAGCGAGTCGATGATCCGTTCCGGCAAGATTGGATCGATGCAGTCGTTCGAGTTCTTCTCCACCCCGAACCTGACCACCTCCGGCGGCTATGTCCAGGGGACATACGGCAACCGTGCGGCCGTTACGTTCGCCAACAGTTTCGTCAAGACCGAATCGTTGAAGAACCCCGACGCCTTCGGCGATCTGATCCGCGGGCTGCAGGTGTTCGGCTGGAAAACCACGCAGCCGATCTTCCTCGGCAAGCAGGGCTGGGTGCAGGGATAACCTGCTGGCGATAGCACCGGACTGAACTTTCTTGAGGAGCAAGTCAGATGGCCTCCACCCGCAACTACTCCCCCGCCGGGACGACCGGCGGGCGCCGGTTCTCCAACGAGAACCTGAACCGGTCCGGCGTGATCGCCAACATTCTGGACACAGCCCTGGACAACCAGGGTTCCGCGGACATTGCCCAGATGCTGGGGATGTCGGCGGGCTGGCTGGCCATGATCGTTGGGATGCAGGTGCTGACCCTGGAAGGGGGCACCATGACGGTCGACGTTGGCGTATCCGGCGTCGACGCCGACGCCTTCCTGGACGGAACGGACCTCAACACAGGGACGGTACCCGTCTACTACGCGAGCAACGTCGCGTACACGGACGCGACCGATGCCGGGAACGTGGAATCTGCCATCCCGACGCAGCTCTATTCTGTGCCTGGCGGAAAACTGTTCACCGCCGCCGACACGATCGACATCCTGAGCAACAATGCGGCAGACCTGTACAAGGTGCGACTGACATCGTTCGTGATCGACACCGTGGGCGACGGCCTCACCAAACGCCCGCAAGGCACCGGGACGGGCGGGGTGTTCGCGTAGTCATGGTCTGACCTTTTTGGGAGCGGCCACCGATGGCAACCAACTTGTACAGCGCCGGGACGGGCCCCAACGTCCGTTCCGGCGGCCAGCGCAATTTCCACATCGTCGAGAATATCCTGGATGCGGCGCTGACGAATCAGGCGCAGAACGACGTTGCCGAAATGCTGGCCGTCGCCGCTGGCTACTGGATATTCCTGGTGGGGATGCAGGTACTCACGTTGGAGGGCGGGGCGCTTACGGCGGACACGGGGATTACCGGCGTGGACGCAGACGCCTTCCTGGACGGAACCGACTTGAACACCGGCACGCCGCCGGTCCGGTACACTTCCAGCGTCGCGTACACGGACGCGGTCGATGCCGGGAACGTGGAGTCTGCCATCCCGACGCAGCTCTACGGGATTCTGGGAGGGAAATTCATCACGACCGCCGACACGATCGACATCATTACGCTGGGCGCCGCAGCCGACCTCGTGAAACTCAGGCTGACCGCCGCACTCATCAACATGGACGGCGGCGCCCTGACCCTGTAACGGAGCGGACCCAAGATGGCCACGAACCCACTGACTGCCGGCACGCACGAGGTCACTTATCAGGCCGACCGGGAAACCCCTCTCTGCCAGGTGATCGGGAACCGCCTCAACACCGCCAACAAGAACCAAGCGGATGCCGATGTGGCGCAGGTGCTGACGGTGCTGCCGGGGGTGTTCGTGCTGCTGGCCTCGATGAAGATCATCACCGCCGAGGGCGCCGCGCAGACGTTCGATTTGGGGGACGGCGACGATGTGGACTTCTACTTGGCCGAGGTGGATGGCAACGCAGCAGCCGGCACGATCTACACCTCGGTCAATCTGGGCACCCTGCCCAGCCGGATGTACTCGGCGGCGGACACGATCGATGTGGTGAGTCACGGGGCCGCTGGCGTCGGCATCTACGACGTGCGCGCCGTGCAATTCGTTCTCTATCCCTAACAGGTGACGCCATGAGCCAGATCATCCCCAATGAAGTGATCGCCCTGGACCCGGTCGGAATCCTGGCATGGGCCAAGGAACACGCGACGGACTTCGGCGGCGAGCCGGAAATCTCCCACCTGACCGCCGAGATGCCCAAGGGCGCCTTGCTGGCGGAACTGAAGATCGCGGGCATGGTGAAGAAGCGGATCGATGAGATGGAGGCGCGGCTGACCGCGAATTTCGCGCGCCAGAGTACGGTGCTGCCGCCGCCAGATCCCGCGCTCGTTCACAACGCCGCGGTACTGAACGCCACGGCCGAGGTCAAAGCCGAAGCGGGTTCCCCTTCGCCCGCCCCCAGTCAGGCTCCAGATCCAGAGCCGCTGAAGCCCGCCGTGGAGACGGCCGGGGCCGAGGGCGTCAAGGATTACACCGTCGGCAAGCCCGCAAGGCGCAACCGCAAGCGGTCCCTGGACGGAAAGTCGCAACTCGAACCCGACAGCGACCCGAAGCTGCCGGAAGAACTGGCGTTCTCCGACATGCCCGTGTCCGTCCGCGGGCCAGACAAGGAACATCGGGCGCTGCTGGAGAAGTACGGCATGAGCGAAGTGCCGGGGAAGGCGAGGGTGCAAAAGCCCCCCTTCCGCCACCCGCAGGCGACCATCTTTTTCCTGAACCCGAAGCAGAACACGTTCTTCCCGGCCACCGAGATGCTGATGCGGAGGCGGGATCTGCTTCCGATCTTCAACAAGGCCGGGCTGCCGAAGTCCGCAACGCCCGGGGCGTAGGCCGCACGACCGGCAGGAATTTCGCAACATCCAGAGGGACGGTGATGAATGCTCGCGGAGACGGTTCTGGGGCGGGTGATTACCCAGCTCAACGAAGCCGACCCGCCCGTCCAGTGGACCCGCAACGAGCTGATCGCCTCGCTTAATGAGGCGCGGCGCCTGATCGTCAACCTCAAGCCTGACGCCGGAGCCGTGACCGAGGGGGTGAAATTTGCCCCCGGGTCACGGCAGACCCTCCCAGCCGGCGGCAGCCGGTTCCTGAAACTCCCCAGCCTGCTCCACACGACCGAAACCTCACTGAAGGCGCTTGGGCCTTCCGTCTTCCAGTCCGCGCAGTCCGAGGACATTCAGGCGTTCGCGCTGGATGACCAGCGCACCCTGCTGCTGTGGCGCGACCTTGGCGCCGGGGGCCGCGGGCTGGCCTGTCTGGCGGTGCGCACGGGGCAGCGGGTGCGCTACACGGATGCCGTTGAGTGGGGCGACGGGAACGTGACTGTGGCGGTCGCCGTGCTGGACTCCGGCCGGGTGCTGGTGTTCTGGGCCGACGCCAACGACGGGAACCAGGGCAAGGCGCGGGTGCTGGCGATCGAGGGCGAGTTGATCTTCCCGGGAGAACTGCAGACCGTCACGACGGCGCAGATTTCCCATCCCGCTGTCTGCCGGTTGCACAACGATGTGGCCGTGCTGGCGTGGCGTGACGACGACGACACGGGGGACTGCAAGGCTGTGGTGGCCCGCGTGCCCTGCGACTACATGCAGTTCGGGATCGCAGAGGAGTTCTCGACAAACGCCCTGACCTACTTGGCGCTGGCCTCGGCCGGGCCCCTGAAGGCCGTCGTGGCGTACTCGGACGACGATTCGGCTGGCCGGGGCGCCGCGCGGGTGCTATCGGTTGACGGCTACGACATCACGGTAGGGACGGAGACGGTCTTCGAGGCCGGGGACACGACGAACCTGCGCCTCGTGCGGCTGACCTCCGGCACCCTGCTGGCGGCGTACACGGACGTGGGGAACAGCAGCCAGGGCACGGCCTGCGCCCTCTCGGTGGCCGGGACCACGATCACGGCGGGCACGGCAGCCGTATTCGAGACCGGCAGCACCTCTCATGTAGGCTTGGTGGCCCTTTCCGGCAACCGCGCGGCAGTAGCCTACCGGGATGTCGGAAACAGCGACTACGGCACGGCCTGCGCCTTCTCGG